ATTAAGCCCTGTAGTCTCGATGTCTAGAAATAACATTTCGTGAGCTCTTTAGCCAGCTTGTGCGCAGTACGGACGTCCGTGGTCGATTTATACTCAATTGACTCTTCGCCGATAACTAAAGTCGAAGCTGTCCTGAACTTATTCAACTTCCAGCTAGCCGTCCGAGAACACTCGGTAACCCACGAACGATACCCAATACTAAGGATAAGGAATTCAGCCCAAGAATACCCGGTCTCAGCCCCTGCCCACAACTGCTTACCCCAGTCCGAGAACAGGTCATCCAAGTTGAACGCCACGACAGCAAGGTTGAAGCCCTTAGCTCGAGGCACGTTAGGCTTAGCTGCCTCACGGATATCCGAACTAATGCCCGTGTAGTCATGGATATCACCATCGACCCACGAGCGGGTCAGCACACCGTGTGAGTTGTGTGGGTCCACAACGAGCTCGCTTGGAGCGTACCCCAGACCTCGAGCAAAGATCGCGGGGTCCACACCTGGGGTGGCTGCAATGACCAAGCGGTCAGACGGATTCACTAGCATAGGTCTCTCCTAGAAGATAGTTGCGTGTATTCAGCATGATCTCTTTCCTGAACTCTGTGGCTTCCTGTAGGGAGGCCCACAGGGAGTCCTCTACGGTGTCCTGAGTCACCATCACGATGACCTTCGGATCAGCTGCTAGAGCTACTCTATCAGACATCTGACGGTAGGTCAAAGCTGATGTAGGTACCCCGTACCACACCAGCACGTCAGCCTCCCTCATATCCACAGCAGTAGCCGCCACCTGTGGGTTTACTACCAACACACCGTCCTCAGAGGACTTCCAGGCGTCCAGCACAGATGTCTTATCCTTTGTCTTACCGTCCAGCCTGTATGTGTGGTCCAGCCTGTCCTCTATAGCTGTTAGGGAGTCCAGCAGCTCACTGGCTACCACCAAGCGACCCTTATATGACGCCCTGATACAGTCTAGGGCATCCAGCTTATGGCTGCTATATACACGCTGCCCCTCACCTGTGGACAGCCCCTCAGCTAGCCTACGGCACCTGGCGAACAGGGCCAGCACGGAGTCGGCCCCAGTCTCACCCTGCTGCTCCAGGACGTCTAGCTCATCACGCACCATAGCCTGATACACAGCCTCCCTGGACTCCTCGAGGTATACAGGCACTACTTCCTCCTGTACGGCCTTAGTGCCTAAAGCGTCCTCACGGCTAATACTTATGGAGTGTGCTTTAATAAGTGCCTGGTATTCCTCAGTATTCTTAGGGCCAATATAGCGGGGGAAGCCCCCAAAATTGGACCACTCGCCAAAATACTCCCGGAAAGACTTAGCTGAGGGGAAATCAGCCCTTATGCCAGGGTCAGAGAACACTAGCTGGGGGTAAATCTCCCCCACCATATTGCGCTTACCCACAGGGGTGGCAGTCAGGCATACCCGATACCGGGCTGATTTAGCCATACCCACAATACGCCTAGACCTCTTGCTGGAAGGTGTCTTAATAAGGTGTGACTCATCCAGGACAATGGCCGAGGCGTGGTACTCAGCCCATTTAAACAGACCTCTAGGGTATCCTCGGGAGAACTTATCATAGTTGATCAGCACTATCTTGGGAAGTGCTGTAGCCTCATAGGCACCGCCATAGACGATATCCGCCTCAGGGCCCCAGTAATGCTGCTGTAATTCACGAACCCACACGTCGATGGCTATTTTAGGGCAGACCACAACTATGTACCTAACGTCGCGGTTGTGCATCAGCCAGCTGAGCCAGTCGATGGTTGTCTTAGTCTTACCCGTACGTGTGTCCATAAGGAGCATGCCGTGCTCTTTTTTAGCCAGCCACTTAACCGCGGCCAGCTGATAGTCTCGAGGCTTAGTGACTGGCTCAAACATTAGTTTAGTGCTCCTTCAATCATCGCCTTGTACTGGAGTGTGGTCCCCGTACCCATCCTAGCAACCTCCACACCCTCGTGCAAGGCTATCACAGTTGGGACAGACATAATATTGAATTTACGCCCTAGGTCAGGATTGACCTCAACATCAACATACTCCCAACCAAGATAAGGGAACTTTTGCATAGCCCTTTCAAAATTAGCCTTAGACTGTGGGCACTGTGAGCACCACGGGGCACCAAGAAACAATAACGTCAACATTAAACTACTACCACCTTTGCTGAATAAATAGGCGCCTTATAGTTGACCGCCTTGAAACCTTTACCTTTAAATTCTAGCACACCTTGCTTAGACGGTATGAACTCGACCTCCTTCTCTACTCTGGCAGGCATCAGCATCCTATGCCAAACGTCAAGGTTCTGACAATATACATGTGCGTTAGCCGTAGTGAACCTTAACTGACCCTGACTAACCTCGTGACCGTGCTGCCTCAGTGTATTAGTCATCAGGTGAATGAGCATCCACCCCTCAAGGGTGTCGTAAGGTAGCCCACACACGGCATCTGTGGACCGGGCGAATATGTCGAGGTTGACCCTGCCCCCTACCACATTGAACGCCCACACCACCGGGCACGGAGGTATACGCATGCCAGCTATCTCATACCCCTGCCAGGCAGTCCACACCGCCCTCTTGGTTGTGGGGTTGGCTACAAGCCTATCCACAACGTCCCGTACGGCGTCATAGGCCCCGTCAGGGCCCCCGTAGCGCCACTGGACTCCATACATAGGCCCCAGCGTGTCTGTGGCCCACGGGGACCACATGCGCTCCACGTCGGGGGTGATTCTAGCGCACCTGTCGTGCTGTGTGGCCCCTGACCCACTGAGCATCCAGTGTAGCTCTCGTTGAGCCATGTCCACAGACACCCTCCGTGTTTGGGACAGTGGCGCATGTGTGTAGACCACACTCCATGACCCGTAGCACCAGTAGGGGTGATCCTGGCCTTCTGTGACTAGCTCAGCAGCCTGTCTAGACAAGTGGTATATGTTCTGGTCATACTCACACAGCACGGCGATAAGCCTCCGATGTGCACTTAACAATTACGTAACCCGGTTCTTTAACCCATGAGCTACCATGTTTAGCCCAGTAGGTAAAGTCTTTAACCGCTTTATTGAAATTCTTAGCCAGGGTGTAATTAGTCACCCCATAAGAGACATCTGGACTTACATTATAGCCCATTCCGAGGTACTTATGAAAGGTCTCAAGAATAAACATACAGGCCTTTTTAGTAAGGCCCCTAAATCTAATTTCACCCCAATTAAGGGTCTCCATACATTGGGGGTACCAATCACCGAAGTTAAGGTCCCTAAACCACTTAGCACCGTCATCCTCTAGTGACCTAGTCACGACCACACCCGCATTGCGTAGCACGGTTATACCCTGTTTGTGGTCTCGCCAATTAGGCTTTTTCAAGGCCGGGTCAAGCCATGGCCTATCATACTCCAGATACCCCCTAAACCCAGCCAGCAGCAACGCCCTAGCACAAGGAGCACAGGGCTCATATGTCATGGCTATGTGGCCCTCGCGCAGCTCATAGGGAAGACTCATAAGTTCTTGTGAGGCCCACACCTCCGCATGAATGTACTCGAGACACTGGCCGTTAGGTGCAATGTCGTGAAGTTTAGGGCCAAGCTCCACATTATGGGTGGCTATGCTACGTCCTGTACGCGTGTTTTCGAAATAGCAACCTACCTTGCATTCAGGGTGAGACGACTGACTAGCGACCTCGTACGCCTTCTCGATGTTACTTAGCATCATAGCTCCTTACGATAACCCGATCAAACTGTGGGAAAGTCTTCAGAATAGCTTCACAAGTGACGCAAACATGATTAATTATGTACGCAATGCCCGGGCGTGCTCCCCCAACCTCATTTAGCAGCCTCATTACAGGGTGAATATACGCACCTCCAGGCTCAGGGTAGTACTTACCCGGCACCCACCAGATACCGTCAGGGCTAGAGAAGACCACAGACGACATACAGCCTCGCTCAGGCTTGATGTTCTGAACCATGCGTGGAATATCCCCGAACTCATACATCAGAATTCACTCCAATCACCGAACTCATCCTTGTATCCGTACTTAGCCTCATACTTGAATCCCAACCACACACCGACGATGGCCATCAGGATGAGGGCCACGTACCACAGGCCGTAGAAGATAATCCACGTGATCAGGATACCGATACCCAAAGCAGCGGCAACAGCAGCAACGATAGCGGCCATGTAACCGACGAACTTAAGCATTGTTTTGAACCTTTCATGTTGTTTTCTTGATGTCTTTAGCTTAGCACACCTTGAGGGCCTATGCAACACCTCAGGGAAGAATTTTCAGTTATTTTCCTCGAGCCACTCAGCGCCAATCTCGACAAGCTGGGAGTAGGTCAGCGTGTAGTCCTCCTCGACCCTGTCGACCAGGTAGCTGATCAGGTCCCACACACAGGTGTCCTCGATGACCTCAGCGGTCTCAGGCAGCACCAGTACCTCGCCCCAGTGTGCCATGAGGGGCTCATCCTCAGACTGCGGGCCCTCGATGCGCACCAGGACAGGCTCGGTAGCGTACACGGCCTCCAGTGACCAGTATGCCGCCAGCTCCTCGATGGTCTCGCAGCCGCTCACACCATGGCGCACCAGTGACTCAGCGTCGCTCATGGGCCAGCTGTACTGGGTCTCAGGGTCGAGCAGGTACTCGACACCCCGGCTCTTGTCCTGGATCCTGTAGGCGATCATGCGTGTGGTCCTTTCTGTGTCTCGTTGGATCTAGCTTAGCACTCCTGCTGGCCTGCTACAACCCAAAATCTGAAATTATTAACCGAAGTTAACCCCCCAGTTTCTCGAATCTGAGGGCCTAGCAGCACCCTACCCTAGCTAGACTACCGGGTAGGGGCTGCTAGGCCGTCTAATGCTACTGGTGGAAGCTTTCAGAGGCATTCTCGAATGTCTCCCCGGTGGTCCAGTAACCCTTCAAGTTCTGGGTCATGCCCTTAGCGGCCAACTCAGCTGGGGTCAGACACCTACGTCGGTATGGGCCCTCAGTCACCCCGTGCCGGCCCGTACGGTGCTTGTCACCTGCCTTGGTGCGGGTGAAGGTCTCGTGGCACTCGGGGCAGTGCTCAGGCTTGTGGCCGATGATGATTTTCTCGCAGTCTCTGCATGTCCAAGTCATGGTAGCTACCCTAGCACGGCCCAGACACCCCGTCAAACGTTCAGGCTATCTCGTTTTAGCCCCTAACAGGCCCTGACCCTACCTAGGATACCCCCTGGCCCTTTTGAGGCCGTTTAGGGTACCCCCTGGCAGGGTCAAGGTGTCTCCAGGTCAGGACCACCAACCAGAGCGCACCAGTAGGTCCTCCACCACCTCGCGATCAAACCTGCCCTCGCGCACCAGGTAGCACGCGAGGGCTAGCGCGGCCAGTGGTGTTTCGCTGTGGCGGCGCACCCACCCCGGGACGCGGGACCATGAAGACCTGCTGCCCACAGTGTGGCGCTTGATCATCGTGCCGCAGATGGCGTGGACAGCTAGCGTGAATGTCCAGGAGGTCAGGGCCACACCTGCCAGGTCGAGGAGGGCGGCATCGAGCGCATCGATGTTGTCTGTCTGGATGGCGGACAGGAGGTCACCGGCCAGGACGCGCTCATAGCCGGTCTCCCTCGTGGTCGCATTGATGGTTGCAAGGATCTCTCGTCTCGTGATCATGGACCCACTCTAGCACGGGACCACACACCGGACAAGTCCCGCCCTGTGGTTCCCTCCCCCCAAACCCC